GAATAAAGCTGACAAAGAACATGAAAAAATCATGGACAGAATCAACAAACAATTCAAAACTAAAGACGAAAACAACAAAACAGAATTGGAACAAAAGCAAGAACAATTGGACGCTGACCAAATAATTTTGGACAACCTTATTAAATTGGAGACGGCGGGAGCTCAATTAGCAAAAGAAAGAATCAATCAGGCAATAAAAGTGGCGAAAGTTAAATTGGACATGGCGATTCTTGAAATGCAAGCGTCTGACGATACAACCCAAAATCAAATTGACAACATTAACAAGTTACAACAAAAACTCAATGATTATCAAGTTGAATTGAATAACATGGGAGACACACCTCAAATGCAATCGGGTTGGCTTAATAAATCAATATTTGGAACGGGAGGTGAGGACGGCGAGGGTGATGGAGGTTTCACAGGTCAAGATTTCTTGGAGGGGTTAGGAGCAACGTTGAATGGTGTTATGGGTGTCATGAATGAAGTTAGTAATTTACAACAACAACAATTGAGTCAAGAGTTGGGTGTGATTGAGGAGAATAAAAATAGTGAAATTGAAGCTTTTAAAGAAACGCGTGAATATGCGGTGATGTCAGCTGAACAACAAGACCAAGCGCTTGAAAACATTGCAAAGAAACATGACGATGAAATGTTGGCTTTGAAAATTGCTCAATTTGACAAAGACCAACAAATGGCAAGGTCTCAAGCTATAATGGCGGGAGCGATGGCAATTATGCAAATTTGGTCAGGAACAGGAACGGGGAACATTATCGCTGATTCAATATTAAAAGGATTGATGACAGCCGCTCAAGTTGCGATGACAGCTTTACAATTAACAACAATCAACCAACAAAAACCTCCAACAGCTGAATTGGGAGGAATTATGGACAATTCATTTTTTGGAAATGGAGGAATGGTTCACGGACGTTCACACGCTCAAGGCGGAGAAAAATTTGCAGTTGGTGGACGAGTTGTTGAATTGGAGGGTGGTGAAGCGGTTATCAATAAACGTTCAACAGCAATGTTCAAACCAATGTTGTCGCGTATAAATCAAGCGGGAGGTGGACGAAAATTCGCAGATGGAGGAATGGTTTTTGCGACAGATTTATTGGAAACTCAAGGAATTCAATTGGAAAGTTTATTGTTAAATCAAGAGCCGCAACAAGTGTTATTGGTTGAAGCTGACGTGACAGATTCACAACGAAGTGTGGAAAATATTGAAGCAAAAGCGTCATTTTAATAGTTAAAAAAAAGTAAAAAAAAGTTTTATTTTCTACTCTAGGAATTTTAATGTATTGTAATAAATCAAAGTTTTAATAGTAGGATAAGCAAAACAGGTCAAGTGTCTTTAAAACGTCTTTAAATACCCTTAAAATGAAAATAACAGAAAACAAAGAAACACAACAAAAAAGGCTGAAAATATGTCAAAAATGTGAACACAGAAAGTTGAAATTTCTCGCAATTTTTAACGCAGATTCTTGCGGTTTATGCAAATGTAATTTAAAAGCAAAAACCAAAATGTCAAAAGAATGGGGAGGCAAATGTCCAATTGGAAAATGGTGAAATTAACGACAAATTGTTAAAAAGAAAAAAACATGGTCATTCCAATATATTCAAAAAAACTTAATATTGTAAAACAAAAAACAGACGAAAAAATCATGAACAATATTCAAAAGGTTGCCGAGAACGTCTCATTGTCCGACCAATTAGAAATTGAAAAAATCACAAATCAAATAAATTATGACGCTCGTGGGAATATTCAATATTCAAGAAATCAAGCAAAAAATTTATTACCTTATTTTCAAAAATACTTTGACCCAAATGTGAGTGGTTCAATTTTTGGTTGTGGTGGGTGTGCTCAACGATTGGTTAAAACAATGAAACAATTAACAAATTATTTGAATGGCAAAACCAAATGACATTGAACATGTTGACAATTTTGTTGACATAATATGGACAGAGGTGAGAACCCGTTTCGGGGAATTCGCCACACCAAAAGACGTGATTTTTCATTTAGTTGAAAGGGGAATTTGTGAACCAACCCGTGTCCGAAATTATTTAATTTTAATTGACTTTGACAGATTGTTGGTTGAAAACAAGGGTCATATCACACACACTTTTATGGATTTGTCAATTGAATATAATTTAAGCGACAGACAGATTCAAGGAATTGTTTATAAATACCGAAACAAATTTCACAAACAAAACAACATTAAAAGAACCAAAAAAAGGGAGAAAATAAAAATTTCCAAAAAGTTCGTCAAATAAATTTTCTTTAATTTTAATTTTGTGGTCATGACGCAGAATTGGTTTGAGTTTAAAAACGAAGCAACGTCAGACACAGCCGACATTTGGATTTATTCAGAAGTCGGGAGTTATGACACCAACGCTTCAAAATTTATTTCAGAATTACAGGACGTTAAAGATAAAAATTTAAACGTTCACATTAATTCTTTAGGTGGAGACGTATTTGACGGACTCGCTATTTATAACGCATTAAAAAATCACACAAAAAACGTAACAATTAAAATTGAGGGAATAGCCGCTTCAATTGCTTCGGTTATAGCAATGGCAGGAGACAACGTTGAAATGGCAGAAAATTCATTATATATGATTCACAATCCTTTTGTTATGGCAGGTGGGGACGCGACGGAATTGAGGAAAACAGCTTCAATCCTTGACAAAATAAGAGACGAAATCGCAAATATTTACTCAACAAAATCAAGTTTAGATTTGGAAACGTTGGTTGGTTTAATGGAAGCGGAAACATGGTTCAACGCTAATGAAGCGAATGACTTGGGTTTTGCTAACGGAATCACACAACCATTGAAAATTGAAAACAATTATAATATTTCAAAATTCAGTAATATAACACACGACAAAATTAATTCAATATTAAATATAAATAAATCAGAAATCATGGCAAAAGACAATTTAAAAACAAATGAGGTGAAAGAGGAAAAAAACCTTTTATCTCAAATCAAAGAATTATTCGTAAATCAAGCACCCGAAATCAAAAATGACCACGAGGAGGGTCATGACGAATCTGAAGCTGAAAAAACAGATTGGGCGAAAACTTACGAGGAAATGAAAGACAGAGTTGAAAATCTTGAGGACGCGGTTCACAGAATTGAGGAAGCAATGGGAATGAAAGAGGAGGAAATGAACGAAGCGAAGCAAGAAATTCAAGACAAGGTTGAGGAAATCAAAGCTTTAACAGACGAAAACTCTAAATTAAAAGCGGGAAAAACTGACGTTGTTGCAAAAGCTGACCCAAGTGTGGTTGAGGTTGAGAAATCAGCAAGTCCAAACATGGCGTTTTTTAACGCAATGGCGGAAACGTTAAAGAAAAAAGCATAAATAATCAATAATAATAACTAAAAAAAAGAGAAAAAATGGCAAATGTAGCACAATCAAACATCGGGGCGACTTATTCAGGCGCTAATTTTTCGGAATTATTTTTGGAGCCAATCTTTAGAGATAGCGACATTTTCCAATTTAGGGTGATTCCGAATGTTAAACACAAAATGAATCTTTACACAGCTGACGCGTTATCTTGTATCGTTGCAAAATATACAGGTTGCGGAGGTTCTGAAACAGGTGAATTCAATGTGAATGACAAAGTAATAGAAGCAGGACGTTTAAGAGTTGCAGTTTCTGAATGTCAAGACGCGTTTTTCGGGACTTACATTGAGGAAAGTTTCAAAAATGGAATCAACGTTTTTGATTTAACAGGAACGGACTTAATGGACACAATCCTTGCAAACGTTAGACAATCAATCGGAAATGACATCACAAAATTAGCTTGGTGGGGTGACACGGCAGAGGCAGGAGCTTCGGCGTCTTGTTATGACTCAACAGACGGGTGGTGGAAATTATTAAAAGCGGACGCAACAGTTAACGGAAACAAAGTGACAATCGCGAACGGAGCTTTAACAGCTGCAAATTGTTTAGACGCATTGAGAGACATGTGGGCTGCGGCACCAAGTGCTCTTGCGGGAGTTGATAACAGAGACAAAGCGTTTTATGTTACACGTTCAATATTTGAGGGTTACATTACAGCTCTTGAGGACTTAGGAAATTCGGAGGGTTACACAACATTAGTTGATGGACGTCCAACGTATTATTTTAGAGGTGTTGAGGTTATTCCAATGTATTCTTGGGACACAGCAATTTCACAAAGAGCAATCGCAGATGACAATTGCGCGGTTTATGTAGCAAAACAAAATCTTGCAGTTGGAACAGACACAAACGACCCTCAAGGAGAAATGAAAATGTTTTATGATGACTTGACAGAAAAAGTTTATGTTAGAAGTTATTTCAAGATGGGAGTTCAGTTTTTACATGATTCAATGGTTCAAATTGGATATTAATTAAATTATTAACTTTTAAAACATAAAATAAAATGGCATTAACAACAGGACATAACGTGGTATGTTGCGACAGAAACAGGAGAGGAGGGTTGAAAACTATTTGGTTAGCAAATACGGACGACATCACATCTTTCACGCTTGACGCAACAGCGGGCTCGCATGGTTACACAGCAGTGACAATGACAGGAGCGACAACATTTTTCAAATGGGAATTTGACAGAGGGACAGCAGGTTTCACAGCTTCAGCAACAAGAGAAAATGGTTCAACATTAATTGACGTTTCACTTGAATTTTACATTCCAAAAGTTACGGGAGAAGTAAATCACGATTTGATGGAGTTGGTTACAAGTTGCGGAATGACGGCAATTTGTGAATCATACGCTGACGATTGCGCTTCACCAGCGGTGACGTATAAATTCGTTTTAGGTTGGGACGAGATTTTTGAGGAAACTGCTTATATGGAATTTACGTCAG